CGCGAGCAGAGTGCGGCATCGAGCATTGCCGCGAGCAACACTGCGGCCTGCGAGAGAGTGCGTGAGCAAAGCGCGGCGGCAGCGTCCAGCGCGTCAGTAAGCGCAAACGCTGTTACGGTTGTTAGCATTTCCCCGATTATATCTGCCGTTACTACAAATGTTGTAACGGTCAATCGCGTGCAGTTTAGCGGTGCTTTAATTAGTGCTGTCAGTAGTATTGCTTGTAATGCTATTGAAAAATGGGAGCCTTTACCCGGCACGGCTGAAGTGTGGACGGAGGTTGATCCTGCGTCTGAAATATGGCAAGGTGCATCTAACGCAACCGAAAGCTGGTCTGCGGTTTCCCCTGACAATTCAGAATGGACACCAGCCCCGGCTACAGGTGAAACATGGGCTGACGCCGCATAGGCTAACGCCGCATAAGGCTGACGCCGCATAGGAGAATATCATGGCTGATACAACCACCACAACGCTAGGTTTAACCAAACCAGAGGTCGGCGCTTCCGAGGATACTTGGGGCGAAAAAATCAATACTAACTTTGACTTAGTAGACGACGCGCTTGATGGGACAACGGCTGTATCACTTGACATCAACGGCGGCACAATTGACGGCGCGGTAATTGGCGGTGCAACGCCTGCTGCGATTACTGGTACGGCGATTACAGGCACATCGTTTGCCACGTCAGGTGATTTTACCTTCGGTGACAACGACAAAGCCATCTTCGGCGCTGGGTCTGACCTACAGATTTACCATGATGGGTCTAATAGTTATATTGATGAACAAGGCACAGGAAGCCTGAACATTCGTTCGTCTGCAACGCTAAGATTGCAAAACGCATCTGGAACAAACTTTTTGTATGGTACTGTTGGCGGTGAGGTTGTTCTTTATTACGATGGGAACTCAAAACTCGCCACCACCTCCACAGGTATTGACGTAACTGGCACTGTCACGGCTGATGCGCTGACTGTGGATCAGGGCGTTATTACTATTGGTCAAGAGTCGGTTTATGATGCGTTTATTAATTCACCTGAATCGCTATACATCAACATTGATAGTGACAATACTCAAACAGGAAGAAAGTTTCAAATAGGCACAAATGCTGCCAATACTAGCGGTGCAAAAGTATTTACTGCAAGTGATAACGGCGACATCAGCTTCTACGAGGACACAGGCACCACGCCAAAGTTCTTCTGGGATGCGAGTGCGGAGAGCTTGGGGATTGGGACGAGTTCGCCTACAGCGGGGCTTACGTTAGGAACAGCAGGATCGTTCAGCAGTGCGACATATCCCTTCCCGTCAGGCAATGTATATATGGCTGCTCAAGGGGTAGGTGCGCAAGACAACTGGATTGGTATTAAGGGTGTATATGCTCAATCGTCTGGCTCTGCAAACCTAATGCTTCAAGCTAACTACCAAGACGCAAATGGCGGCGGCGCAGGTAATTACATAGGCTCTGAGGCTCAAGGCGTTGCCGATATGGATTTGACTTTTGGTAAGTTAAATTCAGCAACAAGCACAGGTGGGACTGCTACAAAAACTGAGTACATGCGCATCGACAGCAGCGGTAATGTTGGGATTGGCACGAGTTCGATTACTTACAAAATGCAAGTTAAAGGTGATAACAGTGCTACTGGTGGCATCTTACTCCAAGGAACTGCTGGGAGTTATGGCCTTCAGATTTACCACGATGGCCCCGCCGATACTTCCTATATTTACAATTTTTACTCTGGCCCAATGTTATTTGGTACTGGCAACACAGAACGTATGCGCATCGACAGTAATGGTCGTGTTGCAATTGGCGGTAGTACAGTTACTGATGTAAATATGTTAAACATCCAAGGTTCTGGTGCTTCTAGCAATATTGGCGTGGTCTTAAACGACACAAATACTTCAAAAATATTTAGCATACAGAACGGTAGCTCGGCCTTAAAGTTCTTTGATTATACAGCTTCCGCAGAACGTATGCGCATCGACAGCAGCGGTAACTTTTATTTGCGGAAGTCGGTATCGGACATTAACACTGGGGGCGTGTATTTTAATAGCCCTTACTCGTATACTACGTTTTCTCGTGACCAAGGGGCGGCGCTTTATCTTAACCGAACTGGTAATGACGGAGCGGTTGCAGAGTTTACCCGTCAAGGGGTTGCTGTCGGTTATATTACCGTTACAGGCTCCGCAACTACTTACGCCACCTCCTCAGACTACCGCCTAAAGACTGACGCACAGCCAATGACAGGTGCATCTGCCCGTGTCCAAGCACTGAACCCAGTGAACTTTGAATGGTTATCTGACGGTACTCGTGTCGATGGCTTCCTTGCCCATGAGGCACAAGAGGTTGTCCCAGAGGCAGTCACAGGCACTAAGGACGCAATGCGTGACGAAGAGTACGAAGTTACTCCAGCGGTTCTTGATGACGATGGCAATGTTGTCACTGAAGCTGTCATGGGTACTCGCAGTGTTCCTGACTACCAAGGTATTGACCAAAGCAAGCTAGTACCCCTGCTAACTGCTGCACTGCAAGAAGCTCTCACCAAAATTGATGCACTTGAAACCCGCATCACAGCCCTAGAAGGATAAACTCAAATGGCTATCACATACAACTGGACTATCCCCACTTGCGAACACGACATTGCAACAGGTGGAATTAACGTAGTACACTGGCGCTGCACAGGCGTTGACGGAGACAACTCTGCGTCATCCTATGGCACAGTGGGCTTAACACCTGACCCATCTGCCGCTGACTTTGTTGCGTATGCTGACGTAACTGAAGCACAGGCGCAGGGCTGGGTCTGGGCCAGCGTATCACAGGCTGATACGGAAGCTGCTATCGCTGCACAGATTGATGCGATGGCAAACCCAACCGCTGCCTCGGGAACACCTTGGGCGGCTTAACTTAACTTAAAAGGAGATCACGATGGCCGAAGATAAAAAGGTAATCACGATCAACGATGTTGACTACACAGAAGACCAGCTAACCGATCAGCAGAAAGTGATGATTAATCACATCAACTCGCTGCAACAGAAGATCAACTCGGCCCAGTTCAATTTGGATCAGTTGATGGTCGGCAAGGACGCTTTTGTAAACATGCTGACAGCTTCGCTTGAAGCGCCAGCGGAAGGCGAAGATGAAGCTGCCGATTGATAAGCAGGCACACTTTTTAGCGGGGGCGGCAATAGCTGCCTCCGTTACTTTATACTCAGCCCCTCTTTGGGGTTTTTTTGCTTGTTGCGTGGCTGCTGTCGGCAAGGAAGTTTGGGATGCAACGGGGCGAGGCACGCCTGACAAATGGGACGCGGTGGCAACTATACTTGGCAGCGTTGTTATTTTGCCATACTTTGTGTTATATTAGACCAAGCGCATACTGTGAGAGGCGACAATGGCTTTAATTGATCTAAACATTCCAGCTGGCGTCTATCGCAACGGCACTGACTTGCAGAGCATGGGCCGTTGGCGTGATGCAAGCCTTATTCGCTGGCATGACGGCGTTATGCGTCCGGTAGGCGGGTGGCGCACGCGCAACAACAACGCTGCAAATGCAAGCATACGCGGCATGACCACTTGGATCACAAATAGCAGCGACCGCTGGATTGCCGCTGGCACATACAACAAACTTTATGCTTGGGCCGCCACTGGCGCTCAATATGACATTACCCCGGTTGGCTTAACTGCTGGGCGTGAAGACGCAATATCCTTCACAGGCTACGGCGGCGCGGAGTTTGGCGCATACGCATACGGCATTGCCCGGCCTGACACAGTTCGCATTCAGCCAGCGACCAGCTGGGATTTGGAAACGTGGGGCGAATACTTGCTGGCGTGCAACGAGGACGACGGCAAGATTTACGAATGGCAGCTCGGCACAGGCACGCCCGCTGCGGTTTTGTCTAACGCGCCGACAAGCAATCTTGGTTGCGTTGTAACTGAAGAGCGCTTTTTGTTTGCGCTTGGCGCGGGTGGCAACCCTCGCAAGGTGCAGTGGTCTGACCGTGAGGATAACAATTCATGGACGCCAGCAGCTACAAACGAGGCGGGTGATCTTGAGCTAAACACGTCTGGCGCATTGATGAAGGGCGTGACTGTTGCTGGGCAGACCTTGCTTTTGACAACCCGCGATGCCCACGTTGCCAACTACATTGGCCCGCCATACGTTTACGGCATTGAGCGCGTTGGCACGTCCTGCGGGCTTGCGGCAAAACAGGCTGCTGTTGTTGTGGATGCGGGTGCATTCTGGATGGGCGTTAATTCGTTTTATATGTATCAGGGTGGTCAGGTTCAGGAGTTGCCCTGCGACGTGTCAGATTATGTCTTCAACGACATCAACCGTGGCCAGATCAGCAAATCTTTTGGCATGTCTAATTCCATGTTTGGCGAGATTACTTGGTTTTACCCAAGCGCGGCATCAACGGAAAACAATCGTTATGTGACGTTTAACTACACAGAAAACACATGGTACATTGGCGAGCTGGCCCGCACAGCTGGCGTTGACCGCAGCGCATTCCGCCAGCCAATGATGGCTGACCCAGCGGATTACAAGATTTACGAGCATGAGATTGGCTTTGATTACGGTGCGTTGACACCTTACGCCGAGACGGGTCCGTTCCGCATCGGCGCTGGGGATCAAGTTATGAGCGTGACTGAGCTTCTGCCGGATGAAAAGTCGCAAGGTGACGTAAATGCCGTCTTTAAGACGCGCTTTTACCCAAATGGCACTGAGCGGTCATACGGACCTTACTCCATGAGCAACCCGACATCTGTGCGGTTTACCGGGCGTCAGGTGCGGATGCGCGTTGAGGGTCAGCGTTTGTCTGACTGGCGTGTTGGCATTAATCGGCTTGAAGCTGTTGGCGGTGGCCGTCGATGACGCAGCAAAACCGTCCACCAGAGCCGCGAGATAAGGACTGGCAGACGTGGGGTCGGCGCATGATGTCGTACCTTTCGCAAACCCGTTCTGCGTTGGTTCAGCAGACTGGCGACGAAAGCGCTGCCGATGATGGCACGTTGATGTGGGACAGAGAAAACTTGTATCCGGTCGTGAGTAAAAACGGCGCGTGGGTTCAAGTTGTGTTAGAAGACGGCAATGCCAGCGGCTCAATTACAACTGACCAAACAGCTGTTGCGATAAACACAGCGTACGCCTTAACGTACACTTTATCATCATCTGATGGTATTACTAGCGGCACACCAGCCTCGCGCTTGGTATTCGAGGAAGCTGGCGAGTACATGGTTAGCTTCTCGGCGCAGATTGCGTCCACATCCAGTTCAACTGTAAACTTCTGGTTTTGGCCTCGCGTCAACGGAGTTGACCTTGCTGGTTCGACTATGAAAAACGCTTTACATCAAAATGGCGCAACTCTTGTGGTTAGCCGATCTGCAATACTTGACCTTTCCGCTGGAGATTACTTGGAAGCTATGTGGGCCGTTGACAGCACCAGCGGGTTTCTTGATGCAACTGCGGCAACTGCGTTTGCACCCGCAGCACCAGCGTCCACTATTGCAATAACGAGGCTGCATGGATAACGAGATTAGCAGATGTCGAAAGTGGATTGAGGCAGCGTTGGAGTATTCCGGCGGCACGCACGACTTTGAAGATATTGTCGCTGGATTGCATCGTGGCGTGTTGCAGTTGTGGCCAACGCCAAAGGGGTGCATAGTAACTGAAATTGTGGTATATCCCAAAAAGAAAGTTTTGAATGTCTTTCTCGGCGGCGGTGAATTGGAGCAGATTTTGGATATGCACAGCGATGTGATAGCATGGGCTAAGGCGCAAGGCTGCTCCGCCCTAACAATGTCTGGCCGCACTGGCTGGAAGAAACCATTAAAGGCGCATGGCTGGAAAGCTCAACACGCCTCATACGTCAAGGAGTTCGCATAATGTCTGGCGGAAAAGGTGGATCAACAACCTCAACGGTTACAATCCCAGAATACATTGAGGCCGCTGCACAGCGCAACCTAAACAAAGCTGAGCGTATTTCGCAGATCGGCTATACGCCGTATTACGGTCCAGACGTTGCAGCGTTTACGCCCATGCAGCAAGCTGGCTTTCAAAACATTGCCAACACCGCTGGCGCGTTTGGCATGGCGGCTCCAACTACCCAGCAAGACATTATGGGCGGAATGGGGCCAGCGACAACTTATGCGGGCGGCGTGCAGGGTTATTCTTCCGCCCCAATTTACGAGCAATCACTGGCCACGCTTGGTCAGCAGCGTCCCGGTCAGAAGGCTTACATTGATAGCTTCTTTATTGACCCATACGCAGGCGGCGCTGCTGCGGGTAACTTTGCTCCGATTGATTATACTGGCTATGCGACTGCGGCTGAAATCGCCCGCAACGCAGGCGACGGGGGTACACCCAGCTCCACTGATTACACTGCTCCGGGCGGCACGTCTTCTGGAACAGGCTTTGCTTCAGGCGAAATTTCTGCGGCCTTGCCCGGCGGTGTAAACGATCCGTTTCTTACAAGCTCAATTAGCCAAGCAATAGCTGAGGCAACAGACACCCAACGCCCAATCGGCGCACCAGAGACATCAATACGACCAGTAGCTCGTCCTGACGGCTTGGGGGCCATAAATCAAGACCAACAAGCGTCAGTCTACATAACTGATCCAGCAGCAGGCATAAACGACACATCAACTGCTGGCACTGGCACTCAAATAATGAATGATTTGACCGAGTTCGGCACTGGACTTGCCAGCAATACGCTTGCTGGTAACATTCTACTCGGCCCCTCATACAACGTGGGTGGCGCAAACAACCCGATTGAAACTCCGACTGTTGCGGAGATGCAGGCCAGCGCACCTCCGGGCATGACTTATCAGCCCTCGACAGGTTCTTATGTTGCTGCTCCGGCTCCAGCCCCAGCTCCGGTTCAAAATAACGATAACGACAGCGGCAATACTGCGCATGAGGATATGATGAAGGCCGCAGCGCTAAAAGCAGCCACCAAAACAGCCACCGCATCTGCTCCTGTAAGTTCACCTCGCCCAATCTCCAGAGACGACGCGGCTGGCGGCGCAGACACAGGCGACAGTGGCGGCACAGTCCTCTGCACAGCATACGCAAGCATGGGCTATCTACCCGCTGACATTTGGTCGCTGGATACGCGCTACGGCATCAAGCGTTTCCGCCAAGACCCAGTTATGGTTAGCGGCTATCGCTTGTGGGCGTCTCCAATAGCTGAGTTTATCAAGACAGACACGCTGGCTGCAAAAGCCGTGCGCGCAGTTTTGTGGCCAATGGTTCGCGTTTGGGCGGAAGAAATGGCACACCAAATGAAACCAGAAAAATACAGCGGCAATAAGTTTGGCAAGCTAGTCATGGCGATGGGCGAACCTTTCTCATACGCTGTCGGCGCTACGTTACTGAAGCGCAACGCACAGAAGGAATTATAAAATGGCAGGTTCAGCAAACCCAGCAAACGCAAGCTTAGCAGCTTCAGCGTTGGCAGGCAGCCCCCAAGTCCAAGGTCAGGTGGCAAGCATGAATGCTCCCGCTCCCGCTCCCGCAGGATTTTTTTCAAATATGTCTGCTAGTGCAGCGGGCGACGCAGCCTTCAGCCAGCGACAAGCCACGCCAACTTCTGGGAAAGGTGGCACAAGCACAGCCACGCCCGCAGTCGCAGGCGCGCAGCCAGCCACGCCAGCCCCACAGTATGCTCCGGTTGCCCCTCAGCAGCAGGGCTTTAACGTAAACCAAGCATCCGCAAGCGCATTGCAAGGCGCACTTGGCTCAACGCAGCGAGCCATGCAGGGGCCACTGAATATTGGCGCGTATGCTAACCCGTACACAAGCGCAGTCATTGACCGCACTCAGCAGGACATTGAGCGTCAGCGTCAGATGGCAATGAACACGCTTGGCGCGCAGGCAACTGCGGCCAACGCATTCGGCGGGTCTCGCCAAGGTGTTGCTGAAGGTGTGATGGCTGGCGAGTATGGCCGCATGGCGGGCGACATTGCAGCGCAGCAACGCCAAGCAAACTACAGTCAAGCGCTACAGTCTGCGATGGCAGATCGTCAGGCTCGCCTTGGTGCTGCATCCCAGCTCGGTGGTCTTGGTCAGCAGGCGTTCCAAACGGGTCAAACTATTCAGCAGCAACAGCAGCAAGCTGGTTTGCTTCAGCAGGGCATTCAGCAAGCGCTCATCGACGCTGCCAAACAGCAATACGCTGGCTACACTGGCGCGCCACAGCAAGCGCTTCAAGCACCGCTGGCTGCGCTTGGCGTTACGCCAACACCGCAAACTACAACAAATTCCATGCAGCCCGGCTTGTTTAATTACTTGCAACTTGGCGCAAGCATGGTTCCGAAATGATAGGGGTCTAAAATGGTTATGAATCCAGATCAGCAAGCAAACAAGCCGCGCGGTGGCTTGCTAGGCTTATTTGATAAAGCCATGAAAACGGACGAGGACACTGGCCTTAGCCCGCTGCAAAACTTTGCTGCGGCGCTTGACCCTTTGATCTTGAAAGACTTGCGTGGCGGAGAGGGCATTCGCCAGCAAGGCGTTCAGCGTGCAGCTACTATGTCAAAAAACAAAACTGTTGACATGCTGCGCCAGCAAGGTCGGAACGACCTAGCAGACGCAGTGATGAACCGCACCATTGGCGCGAAAGAGGCGTTTAGCGTTATGCAGAGTGAAGCTGCGGCGGACAAAGCGTTTCAAAGACAGAAGGACTTGGCTGCGTTTACTGCTGGGCTTAAAGCTCCGGCAGCTCCTAAACTTTACAGTGAGTTTGCAAAGCTAAATGCAGATTTGCAGGCTGGAAATATCAGCAAAGATCAATACAATGCGTCGGTTCAGTCATTTTTGAACAAAAACAAAATGAGCATTAGAACTACTCCTGACGGTGGATTTGAATTTGTGCAGGGTGAATCGGCCGGGAAGCCCATGACTGAAGCTCAGTCAAAAAATATAGGATTTTACAAACGATCACAGGACGCTTTAAAGTTATTTGACCCAGTTGCAGACAGCTTGGTAGATTCTTTTGCCGCGCTGGCGGAGATGGACCCTACGGGGGTAACTCGATATTTACAATCGGACGAGTATCAGCAGGCACAAGTTTTGGGCAAGGACTTCTTAGCACCTATTCTGCGGAAAGATACTGGCGCGGCAGTTACCCCTAGCGAGTGGGTTTTTTACAAAGCAATTTATATTCCAGAGGTCGGGGACAACCCAGCAAAACTTGCTGAAAAGAAAGCCGCTCGGGAGAGGGCTGTGGAGGCAATGAGGATTGGCCTAGAGCCAAGCCAAATTGTTAAGTTAGAAGGCGTGGACCCAGCCACGGCTCCGGGGTTAAAGCCTAATGGCGAAACTAAAATTGACCTCAAATTTAACCCTGCAACGGGAGAGTTGGAGCCAGTATAATGCCAATTAATGTTGATATGGGTGACGGAACTGTTGCGCAGTTTCCAGATGAGGCCACCGCAAGAAGTTACTTTGCGTCGAAAAAACAGCCAGAGGCAACCCCAGCCCCAACTGAGCCATACGTTGATGAGCAAGGCGTAACTCGCTACCCAAACTTGCAGCAAGTTGAAAGCGGTGCGTTTGAGGACATTGTTGGGGCTGGTCTTGCTGGTATGGCACGGGGCGCTAAGGGTTTAGCGGAAACCCCAGAGATGCTTGGCCGTGCAGTAATTCGCGGAGGTCAAGAGCTGGCCCAGCTTGCTGGCGCTGAGATTGAAAATGAAATGCCTGTATTGGATACAGCAACAGGCAGGGGGATTGAGGCAGCCCTTTCAACTTTTGGCGGCGATAAGGCTATGGCGTACCGTGGCGAAAGCACGCCAGCGCAGTTTGCAGGTACTATAGGTGAGTTTGTTGGACCCGGAGGAATATTGGGTGGCGGTAAAAAGCTAATGCAGGCTTCTGTTGCTGCCGGAGCTGGAAGCGAGGCTGCTGGTCAGGCGACTGAGGGTACGGCGCTAGAGCCTTATGCAAGGATTGCTGGAGCTTTAATCGCCCCTTACGCGGCAAACAAAACGCTATCTGCGTTTCAAAAAAAGAACGTGACATCTCCAACGCTTCCAACATTAAAGGCAGAAAAAAACTCCGCGTATGATCTTTTAAAGTCAGAGGGAACTGGCTTAACAGGTACGCAGACAGCATACTTGGTACAGGACATGAGGGGCGTCCTAAACATGGACGACATCATACTATCAGCAAAGCCGTCTGTTGAAAAAGCTCTGGCCCTTGTTGATGAAGTTGAAAAGTCCGGGGCAATGAATTTGTCAAAGTTTAACGAGCTTCAAAAGGCTTTGGGGAAAATATACAAGACAGCGCCGGACGCGCCAGAGGTCTTGTCAATGCTGAAGAAAATGGATGACGTTCTTGCTGACGGCAGTAGGGATGCTGCGTTAATGCAGGCCGCAAAGGCAGCAAATTCTAAGTACGCAAAAGCCCGGATGTTAGACAAGTATTTTGCGCAGGCAACTCAAAACGCAAAAAAAGGCAATTTAATACCTAAGACTGGTGAGGCGTTTCAAGCCGCTGCTACCAAAATACTGAACAACGACAAAGCCGCTGCATTTTGGTCGCCCGATGAATTAGCCGCGCTAAAAAGGGTTGCGGACGGCACGATAGGCAGCAAAGTATTAGCGACGATTGGCAAGTTGGCCCCTACATCTAACGGTTTAACCTCTGGGATGAGCATTGCTCTTTTGTCTATCCCCGGCAATTTCGCCTATGAAATCATGGGCATGACGGCAGCCTCTTTTGCGAAGCTGGGCTACAACGCTAAAATCAAAACCTCTCGCAAGGCTCTTGAGGATTTAGTTCGCTCTGGCGGCGTTGCGGAGCCTTCAAAAGTTGTAACCAAAGAATTAGTCCAAGACATAGTTGCTAGATTAAGCGGCTTGCAGGCTCAGGAGCAGCAATAATGGAACTTAAACCAAAATCACGCAGCGAAATTGAGGCCATTGTTCAGGACGCAATCTCAAGTGCAGTGGACTTCAT